GTTCATTAAGGTAAGACTATCATTACTGACCGACAATATCAACACGACACGCTTAGAGCGTGGCGTGAGATACCTCACACTCCTCAGAGCAGCGTGGCGTTTCCGCCATGATTAAGGTCATCAGACCCACACGCTCAGACTTAGTAAGTCTAAGACGGCTAACGGTATCGGACTTGATACCGCCATGATTATATTCGAACAAAAGTTCGGTATAAATATCATTTAGTTTATTCATTTTAAGTTATCCTTTCTAAGATACTTTCGTGGAGAGCGGTTATTTGCTAGGCTCACCCTTTCGGGATTATTTGCTAGGCTCACGCTCTAATTCTTTATTTAATTTGTATAATATAATCCTAACAGGGGGGACTGACATTTTGCCTATCACAAATCGGACATGTCGGACATTTCAAAATAAATCTTAGAATAATCGTGTGAGATAAACCACATATGGTCGCTCTATCTGGACAAATCGGACATTTTAAAACCCTGGATCATACAAATAAAATCTATATTAACATTTTGGTAGATATGAATATTATAGTCGACTAGGATTATATATGATATAAAAAGGCGGGGGATGTAGATGTATCATCTATTGCGTATATATCCCAGATATAGATATACATTATGGATCTCTTCAGCTACTACGGTATATCTTCAGCAATTTATGTTATATTCCAGTATATAGCATTATATGGGGTATATGGGTTGTATTGATTAGTATGGGTATATAGGGTCTTTCATTTCCGCCGACGCACTTTTTTTCCGCAATTCACTTTTAATTTCCTTGTGAATTTAGTATACTGAATACCATTGGTCCATAGCTCAGCTGGCAGAGCGCAGAGCTGTTAACTCTGATGTCCCAGGTTCGAGCCTTGGTGGACCAGCATAAATTACAAGGAGGTAATTATGAAACAAAATAAATTGACACCAGAGGGCGCAATGGCAATTGGCGCACTTGTGGCAGCAATGATTATTCTTTCTATTGTTATAGCATCTTAATTTTGGCTTCATCGTCTATCGGATAGGACATCGCCCTTTCACGGCGGAAAGACGGGTTCGATTCCCGTTGGAGCTACTAAAATAAAGTGTTTACAGTTTTTATAATTTCTTTAGAAATGTTTCTATAAACAGATTCTGTATATTTTGGCAACAAGCCGTCCATTTTAGTTCCTTTATAGATTTCTAAATCGCCAGTTCTGGCATGGTCTATGTTTAAGGTGTTAGAACCTACGGACTCGTATACTACGGATTGACTTACTGGGGGAAGCAGTCCTTTTTCTTTAGAGAATTCATGCAAAGCTTTATTAAAATCATTGTTTGCTTGCATCCTTACATCATAAGGATAACTTGGGTAATTATATGTATTTAATTCTTCAAACTGTGGGAAAGCTTCAATAAATCTAATTTTTTTAGAAGGAAAAGTATTAACAAAACAGTCTACATAGTCTTGAACAATTAGTTCGGCATTACTGTATTTAGGTATCCAGGTTCTGCAATCTATGTATCCCAACCAAGGCATAATTAAATCTGCTTCTAAAATTTTCGAAACCCCAAATTGTAGTTCTACGCTATCATGTTCACGTTTAAATGTATCTTCGGCTAATGAAGAAATAGTGTTTTGATTAATGTTTTCAGAAAAATCAAGCCCAAAACATTTAAATCCAGCATACCCCCAAAAATCAACTTGTATATTAGTATCAGCAATAAATTTTGAATCGTCTAAAGTAATTGCATATCTATTTATTGTATATTTGCTTACCCTATCTTGTTCCGCCACCGATTCATGATTAAATCCTGCATTTGCATTTATGTGCTGACCACACACTCTAGCTGTATGACAATCTCCAACAACAAATACTTTTATTTTATTGTCCATATATACATTATACTATATTAAATATTTGATTTGACGAAGTTTATTTACCCATGTTATACTTCTAGCCTTGGACAGTTTTCGGAGATAATATCAAGGGGTTAAACTCCAAGTGCGACAATGACGGAAGTGTTATTAGTCTGATGATCTAATCCATAGATTATTCAACCGATGAATTGCAGGCTTACAACCTTAAAAGACAATTTCGGGGTCCTTTTACAAAAAAAGGGGTGTAGGGGTTGTATGCTCCAAATCTGGAAGTATCCAATTAAAAGAACATAATAATATAAATATATGCTTAAAGTATAAGAAAGATAAAAATGAGAATTTGGGACTTTGATCTTAGACCAATACCAGTAGATCATGAGACTGATTGGGAATACATTAATAGATGCCATAAGGTCCATACATACGTAGTTGGTCCTAATCCTCCAGCTATATGGTGGAGTATATAATCTACATATATATTCTAGTTGACTAAGATATATATTAGATATATAATAAATATATGAACTCTATTCATCAGAAATTAGTAGCAAGTTGTTTAATAATTATGATGGCATATATAGCGTTTGCTTACATCTTAGCCTAAATTTAAAATAGCCTTTAAAAGCCCTCTAAGGCCTATATCCCGATTTTCTGGGCATATAGCTAGGGGTAAGTATGGGTTCTCTACTTTCGACGCACTTACATTAAAGACGATATATCTTTATTATTCTTAATAACACAAGGAGTAATTCTTTTATATGGGTCACTAGCTCTATCTATTGCAATAGAATCTAATGAATTAAATATTTCTGGCGTTACTCTATTATTTTTTACATTTTCAGTATATTCATTTAAATATTCATCAAAACTTTTTTCTGGATTTTTTAAAGAGTTGTATTCTTCAAGCTTATTCATTTTTACTTGTCCATCCACATATGATAAAAATTGTCTTATATAATATTTAGAGTTTTCACCTTTTAATTTTTTAACTCCATGATAAATATCTACTGGAAATATTAATCCATCCCCTGCCTGCATTTTATACTCAAAATAATTTTCTATTAACCAGGCCTCTCCAGTTTCTCCAGATACCGAGTCTACATATGGTGCTTTTTCTATATTTTCATGATCAAAAAATATTATATCTCCACCCTCATAATCATCATTTACATAGATGTTAAAATTAAATGAATGATTTTGATCTGTTGCTATTCCTTTTATAACATCTTGATGAATATCCATCTGCCAACCTGCAGAGGCATTTTTATTAGTTTCAAAAATTACAAAATCAGCCATCATAACTCTATGAGGAGAGACATCTTCATCTAAATCTTTTAAAGATGTAGGTATACTTTTAGGTATATTATTTTTTTCAAAATATTCTAAATCATAAAAATCATTTTTATAAATTTTTAAAATTTCAAAAAATATATCTAGGCATTCTTTCTGAAGCTCAGCTCCTTGACTATTATTGCTTAAATAAGAACGGTCATCCATTGGATAGGCTTTTGCATAATTACCCCAGGGGTGCCAATCACGCCATACCTCTTTACCAAAATAAGGATCATTGCTATTTTTAGAATTTTTTATAAATTCATAAGTGGCAGATGGGTCCTTTAATACATTTTTAAATAATAAAATTCCATTTCCTAAATTAATTGGTTTTAGTGTCATTTTTATACTTTCTAGGTTTAAATACTTTTTTAAAAAAATTTTCAATTTTATTTTGCATTTTTATTTCAGGACTTTCATTTTTATAATGTTCTGATTGAAAATACGGATTAAACATTTGATCAGAAAAATATCTTCTTGGAGTCATAGTATAATTATACAGCAATATAGTATAAAACCCAACCAGAGGCGGATCCGATTGGGTTTTGCTACTTATTGTAGCTACGTAAGGAGCCTAAGCTCGACCTACAAAATAATTGTATAATTAATATTTTTTAAAGTCAACTATTATTAATTTTTTTAAAATATTTTTTTCTATAATCTGATTTCCATAAAAACATAATTAAATTAATTCGCTCACCAGACTCTACTTTATTTACTAAATGTGGAAAATTCATATCTCCACGAAAAAATATAAGCGTTCCAGGATTTGGTTTTAATTTTAATTTTTGTAATGGAAATTCAATTTCCCCACCCATGTAATTATTATTTAAATATAGTATTGCAGAATAGTCTGGCTCTAATCCTAGTTCATTTGCAGCAAATGGATCTGTTCCATATGGCAAATAAAATGATCCGTCGGGCTCGTAATTATCGTAGTGCTCTTTAATCTCAGACCCAGAAGTCATTTTACTATAAAAAATTGTTCTTAAATCTATTTCTACATTATATTTTTTTGATAAAATTTGTTTTATAGAAATAATAGAACTTGTTAACAAATCTATAGATATATTTTTATTAATATTTTCAGAATATTCGGAAAATTTCTTATTACTACCTATTTGCCAAGCAGACTCTATTCCATGACTTGGACCACCATAAATACCCAAATTTTCTGTTTCTGAAAAAGAGTCATTAAATGAATTTATTATAAAATTACAAGAATCCTCAGATAAAAAATTTTCTAAAATTTCTATATTATTTTCCATTTATATAGTATACTATATAAAAAGGATATATTATAAAAACTTGTGGATCTTGTACGAAATGCTGTGACGGCACCCTGGCCAACACAGTAAGAGGTCATGAAATGTTTCCAGGTCAATCTTGTTTCTTTTTAGAAATAGGAGGAGTTTGTAAGGATTATGAAAATAGACCAGATGATCCATGTAAACAATATAAATGTCTTTGGTTGCAACAAGAGGATGTTCCAGATTTTATTAAGCCAGAAAATGCAAATGCAATAATAGATATTGCAATATTTCAAAATAAAAAATATTTAAGATTAGTTAAATCATATGAAAGTTATAGCCCCGATATTTTAACTTATGCTATAGAATATGCTAGATTTAATAAACTACCATTAATTTGGAATGATAGCTCAGGAAATTTTCATCATCTAGGAGATAATATTTTTTGTGAAAATGTAATAAAATTCATGCAAAGGAAAAAACATGGGTCATAGAATAAAAGTTATAGAAAATTTATTAACCGAAAAAGAATGTAGCGATATTATTAATTTAATTAATAATGGAAAAGTATCTGTTTTTAAAGATAGCAAAAGCGCAAGAATTTTAGAAGAGTCAGAAGAGGTGAATTTAATATTAAAAAAATATTCTGATATTTTAACAAAACTGCATAAAGACGAATACGGCTTTTATCCAGAGCTTTACACAACTCAAGCATATTTAACTGCATGGGTTCAAGGAGGGTACGCTGGGCCGCACATTGATAATCCTAGACATGGAGAAGGATTTATTCAATTTAGTAGCATTATTTATTTAAATGAAAATTTTGAAGGTGGAGAAATTGAATTTCCAAATCAAAAATTTAAATATAAAGCAAAATCTGGATCTGCCGTTATATTTCCAAGCGCAGGTACTGAATATTTACATAAAGTAAATGAAGTTAAAAATGGAATTAGGTATACAATTGCAATGTGGCATTCAAGTAGAAAAGATCGTGCCAATAAATCTTTGTACCCAGACTTAAATTAATTTATTCAATATTTTTTAATAAATCTTTAGACTGTAAGGCATCTAAAATTTCAGAACAAACTTGTCTATAGTATGGTTGAGCTGCAAGTATTTGTTTTTCAAGTTCTATTAAACTATTTCCAGATTCAACAGCAATAATTCTATTTCTGGTATTAATTTTTTCTACCATTAATTCTATTGCTTGCATTTTATTCATTTGAGTCTCCACCTTCTGTTGTAAATGCAGGGGCTGGGCCTAATAAAAATCCCTTTTCATGATACTCTATTAGTTTAGCCACTTCATCCCCATCATCCTTTGATGAGTATTTTGCTAATAACGTTAAAACATCGTATATTCTATGTAGCATTATATAGTTTACCATAGGCAAATTATCTTCAAGATTTTTGGCTTGCTTGTTATCGTCAGACATTTTTATCAACTCTTTCTTTTATGTCGCTATACAATTTTTCTCCAATAAATTTTTTATAGGAGCATGATAAACAATATAAGTATATATTGTCTTCCAAATCTAAATTAGATTGAAGAAGGCCTTGGTCCATTGGGCACTCAAGCCTAGGCACAAGACCATCTTCTGATAAAGCTATATATTGAGATACATATTGTATCTGTCGCAAAATTGCTCCTTAAGCTTTAGGGAATTGATTAATCAACTCCTTGGCCTTTCCTATTGAGTTAGGCCATGACGACCAATCTTTACCGCCCTTGGTCATATAGTACGTTATCTCTGCGTTTGTTACTGGATCAAATAATTCCTTATTTGACACTAAATTGAATTTTTCTAATCTATCTACACCAAGTTCCCCTAGCATATTAATTTGAAAAATCCCGTAAGATTTATCACCAGTTGATTTGTTGTCGTTTAGAGCAAGCGGTCTTCCGTTAGACTCTACCCTAGCAACAGCCCAAGCTGTTTTTAAAGCAATTCCTTCAAATCCCACAGCCCATAATAAATCTTTTAAATCTTCGGCTGCAAGCATTTCAGAATGCTTATAAGTTTCATTGCTGAACTTATTTATTATTTCTCTCTTTAGTTGTTTTTCGGTTTTTTGTACCTTTTCAGGCGCAGTTGTTAAAGCTTGACTCATTGTAGGTCCAGGCTGGACTGTAAATAAAAATAATGTTATCATTATAATAACAGTCCAATTATGAACTACATCGCTCAAACTTTGTTTGATTCTCTCCATTGGCATTCCTCCTTTAGAGATAACGAACTATAATAGTAGCATTGATTACTTAAGCGTGTCAACCCAGTTGACCAGAAAGAATTTATGAATATTTCATTTTCTACGCCTATAGTTAACCTAAGAACTAATAATGGATATGGATATGCAAGTAAAAATATAATAAAATCTTTAAATAACTTAGGACACTTTACTCCATTTCAAGATCCAAAATCTAAATTACAATTAAATTTTTCACAACCATCACATTTTAAATTACATAAAAATCAATATCAAATTAGTTATACACCATGGGAATCTACTGTAATTCCAGAAGATTGGAAATATTATATGGATGCATGCGACGAAGTTTGGGTAACTTCAGATTGGTGTGCAAATGTATTTGAAGATAATGGTTTTAAGGTTTCTAATGTATACCCACACGGCATTGATCCTATGTGGATGCCAAATAGAAGAAAAGAAGACGGTGTGATTAAATTTTTACATATAGGAGAACCAGCACCAAGAAAAGCTGGACAAATGGTACTAGATGCATTTGGTAGTTTGTTTGGAAATAAAGAAGGATATTTGTTAACCATTAAAGCAGATCAAATAAATACAACTAGAGTATATAACAATTATCTAGATAAAAATATTTTAGGTGTTCCAGATAAATATTACAACAATGTGTCTGTGATTACAGATGTTTTAAATGACGAAGAGCTTGTAAGCCTGTATCAGTCTCATGATGTTTTAGTATATCCAAGCTATGGAGAAGGATTTGGATTTATTCCACTTCAAGCACTAGCAACTGGCATGCCAACAATTTGTACAAGCGGCTGGGCACATTATGAAAAATATTTAGGTCCATTAAAATTAAAATCAGAACTAATAGATTCACCTTGGCCATTCCCACACGAAGGAAAAGTTTTTGAACCAAACTATCAACATCTACTTGAACTTATGAGAGATGTTTCAATAAACTTTAATGCATATTCAGGATATTATTTCTCTCAGTCAACTAAAATACATAAAGATTATAATTGGGAGCAGTTGACTAAGAATTCATTTGATAAAATTTTAAAAAAACTTAATTAAAACCTAGACCAATAAAATAAAGTTTGGTACACTTAGACTTCAATCAAATTTTAAAACTGCGTTGGCGGAGAAAAGGTCGTATATAAATGTCATTTACAATTGAAAACCCATATGAAAATTTTATTGCATTATCTAGATATGCAAAGTGGGTTCCAGAAGAAAACCGCAGAGAAAATTGGCAAGAAACTGTAGATAGATATTTTTCTTTTATGCTAGATCATTTATTTAAAGAATACTCATACGAACCTTCAGCAAAATTAATATCAGAATTAAAACAAGCAGTTTTAGACAGAAACGTTATGCCATCAATGAGAGCAGTAATGACTTCTGGCCCAGCATTAGAAAGAGATCATGTTGCTGGATACAATTGTTCATTTGTTCCAGTTGATTCACCACGTTCATTTGATGAAACAATGTATATCCTTATGTGTGGCACTGGCGTAGGGTTTTCTGTTGAGTATAAGTATATTAATAAACTTCCTGCTGTCCCAGAATCTTTAGAAAAATCAACTACAGTAATTACAGTAGAAGATTCAAAACAAGGTTGGGCAAAAGCATATCGTGAACTATTAGCATTGCTTTGGTCTGGACAGATTCCAGCAGTTGATGTAACTAAACTTAGACCCGCAGGCGCAAGACTTAAAACTATGGGCGGAAGATCTTCTGGACCACAACCATTAGTAAATCTTTTTGATTTTACAATTAAAATATTTAAAAATGCAGTTGGAAGAAATTTAAAGCCAATTGAATGTCACGACCTTATGTGTAAAATTGGAGAAGTTGTTGTAGTTGGTGGCGTTCGTAGATCTGCAATGATATCTCTTTCTAATATTAATGATATTGAAATGGCAGCAGCTAAGTCAGGTAATTGGTGGGAGAACAATCCACAAAGAGCATTGTCAAATAACTCAGTTGCTTATTCTAGAAAACCAGAAATGGCACAATTTATAGCAGAATGGAAAAATCTTTATGACTCAAAATCTGGAGAACGTGGAATTTATAATGTTGCCGCTGCACAAGCACAGGCAGCTAGATATGGAAGGCGGGATCCTGAAATACACTATGGGACAAACCCTTGCTCAGAAATTATTTTGCGTCCTTATCAGTTTTGTAACCTTTCAGAAGTCGTATTACGTGAAAAGGATACAGTTGATGATGTTAAGAATAAAGTAAGACTTGCCACTATTTTAGGAACGTGGCAATCTACATTAACAGACTTTAAATATTTGCGTAAAATTTGGAAAGATAATACAGAAGAAGAAAGACTGCTTGGCGTATCTTTAACAGGACAATTTGGACATAAATTCTTTTCTGGACAAGAAGGTTTAGACAAACTAGAGCAAACTCTTGTATCTCTTCGTGAATCAGCAAGAAAGGTAAATGCTGAAGAGGCTAAAAAAATTGGAATTCAAGAGTCAGCAGCAATTACTTGCGTTAAGCCGTCAGGTACAGTCTCGCAGCTAGTCGGAGTTTCTTCTGGAATGCATCCGTGGCACTCTAAATATTATATTAGAACAGTTCGTGGATCAAAGACAGACCCAATCTCTGTTTTCTTAAAAGAAGTGGGCATACCAGTCGAAGATGATGTCATGAAACCAACAGAAACATATGTATTTTCTTTTCCAATAAAATCTCCAGACGATGCAATTGTTAGAAATGATTTAACCGCTATAGATCATTTAAACACATGGCTTGTTTATCAAAGAGCATGGTGTGAGCATAAGCCTTCAATTACTGTGTCAGTAAAAGAAGACGAATGGATGGAAGTTGGCGCCTGGGTATACAAAAACTTTGATGAAGTTTCTGGAATCTCATTCTTGCCTTCTTCTGATCATTCATACAAGCAAGCACCATATCAGGAAATAACAAAAAAAGAATACGAAGACTTGTTGTCTAAGATGCCAAAGTCTATTCGTTGGGAAGATTTATCTTTTTATGAAACAGAAGATGGAACTTCTACAAACGCCACACTTGCATGTACGTCTGACGGAAATTGTGAACTTGTAGATATCTCTGCATAGTGGTATTATATTAGTATTGGGTAACCCCCAAAATTCCTGGGCACAAGGCTCAGAAATAGGAGGATCTTAATGAAAAAAGATCTAAATAACGATGGAGTAATAACAATGACAGAACAAATCCTAGCAGCGGTTGGAACGTATGCTCGTGCATTCCTTTCAGCAGCAATAGCTTTGTATATGACTGGTAATACAAATCCAAAGGACCTTTTGATGGGTGGAATTGCAGCAGTAGCCCCAGTAATTTTAAAGGCTCTTTCACCAAGCAATCAAGAGTTTGGTTTCAAGTCAGCTAAGTAATTTAGTAAACTGAATTAAGAAAGCTCCTGTGCTAAAATAAGCATAGGAGTTTTCCTATTTTAGGAGATTTTGAAAATGGCAGTACAAAAGAATTTTGAAGTAGATCAAAATGCTACATTCACCTTTGAGGTTCAATACACCTTAGAAGATGAAGTCACACCAATAAGTTTAGTAAATGCAACTGCAAAGATGCAAGTACGTGATACTAAAGGTGGATCCAAACTAGCATTTACACTAACATCACCCTCTGGTGGTATAACAATTAATGGCGCAACTGGAACACTAACCGTTAAAATGACACCTACCCAGACAAATAAACTCTTTTATCCAAAATCTTCTTATGACATTATGGTTGTCGATTCTAACGGGAATAAAATAAAACTCCTTGAAGGGTTTTTAACTCTCAGTAGATCGGTAACTATATAATGTCAGCAGAAAAAGTAATAGTAACAGAAGTAAAAAATAAAGTAATTATAAAATCACCAGGACCACAAGGCCCTGCTGGAAAAACTATATTAAATGGAAACTCTGCCCCATCAAACAATCTTGGGGTCACAGGAGATTTTTATGTTAATAATACTACACATCAATTCTATGGACCAAAACTTACAGACACATCTTGGACTGACGCAAACATAATTCAATTGGCTGCAGAAGGTGCAGATTTTGCATTTTCTCAATCATGGGAAATAGCTCAAGTGACTGGACCGTTACTTGGAATATATTCAGTATCGATAACACATAATTTAGGATTTTTTCCAAACGTAACAACAAAAGATAGTTCAGGTGAAACAGTTGAAACTGGACTAGAATATGTTAATACAAACACAATTAAACTGACAATGGCTCAACCATTTTCAGGGACAGCGTACCTGTCATAAAGGAGAAGTAAAATGGCAAGAAAATTTTTAGTTAGCTTAGACCTTAACAAAAATGAATTACAAAATGCTCGAATTCAAAACCTCAGCTCTGCGCCTTCAAGCCCAGTAGACGGTCAAATATATTTTAATACAGTAGATAAAATTGTATACTTTTATGACGGAACAAACTGGATCTCTACATCTGGCTCACTAGAAGTAATTCAAGATGCTATTGGAGCATACGTTTCTGGTGGCACTGGCTTAACAGCAACATATAGTGACTCAACAGGCACTACAACAATTGATTTAGACAACACAGCGGTAACAGCTGGATCATACGGATCTGCAACAGCAATTCCTACATTTACAGTAGATGCACAAGGTCGTTTGACTGCAGCAGGAACAGTAGACGTAGCTACAGAGCTAGATATTACTGGCGATACTGGCACAACTTCAATCTCTTTGCTTACAGAAGGTTTAACTGTAGCTGGAGGAGAAGGTATTAATGTTGATGTAACAGAAAACACAATTACAATATCCTCAGAAGATGCTTCTACAACCAACAAGGGTGCCGCATCATTTAATACAGATGACTTTAATGTAACAGCAGGACACGCAGAACTAAAAGATACAGTTGTTAAAGCAATTACAACTGATTCTGGAGCACTTACCCCATCAGCACATGGAATATCAATTCTTGGTGGAGAAGGCGTTGATGTAACACATACAGGAACATCAATTACTGTATCAGCAGAAGATGCAACCTCATCAAACAAAGGTGTTGCCAGCTTTGATTCAACAGATTTTACAGTAACATCTGGAGCAGTAACATTAAACGCTGAGCGTGTACAAGATATTGTATCCTCACAAATTGTTGCAGGCGAAGGCATTGATGTAACATACGATGACAACGCAGGAACTCTAACAGTAGATGCAGAAATTGCAACAACTACAAATCGTGGTGTTGCTTCCTTTGCTACAGCAGACTTTACTGTAACAGATGGCGCAGTAAGTATCAAAAATGTTGATCTTGCAACACAGACAACTGGTAACTATATTGCAACAATTGCTGGAACAGCTAATGAAATTGAAGTTTCTGGCTCTGGATCTGAAAATTCAGCAGTAACAATTGGACTTCCAGATAGCGTAACAATTACCAACGATTTAACAGTTGGTGGAAATTTAACAGTTAATGGAACATTAACTTCTTTAAATACTGAACAAGTAACAATTGAAGATAACGTAGTTGTTTTAAATAGCAACGTTACAGGCTCTCCATTAGCAAACGCTGGAATTGAAGTAGAGCGTGGAGACTCTACAAATACATCAATTATTTGGAATGAAACAGATGACAAGTGGACACTTACAAATAACGGAACCAATTATCATGCTATTACTAGAAAGTATGTAGAAACTCTTTCAACCTCTGCAACATCCTACACAGTAACTCATAATTTAGGATCCGCCGATGTGTTAGTTCAAGTTTCAGAAGTAGCGTCTCCATATTCTAAGGTCGAGACAGATGTAGAACTTACATCAGACTCAGCGGTAACAATTAAATTTGCAACCGCACCATCATCTGGAGCATATAAAGTAGTAGTTATAGGATAACAAATTGAAACTAAAGTCTTTATTAAATTTAGCAACATTAGCATCCGACCCTGCGGGGTCGGAAGGCGATGTCTTTTTTAATACAACAGAAAAGGCTTTAAAAATTCACAACGGAGCAATATGGGTAACAATAGCAACTAATACAGACCCAGCACCATTTTATTTACACACTCATACATACGATGGAGCAATACATACAATTGATATTGAAAACCCTATAACGTTTAGAGACATAAACACAACAGCAAGCGTTTCAGAAACTCTTCCTAAGATAACAGGGTTTGATGGAGGCCAGCCTTCAGATGTTGTTGAAGATCCTAGCTTCTTAGAACTATCATTGTTAGATGGCGGAAAAGCTTAATGTTTCAGGCAATTATAAACATCAGATGATATAATTATCTTAAGTCATAATTAAGAGGTAAACATGGCAACAAACTTTCCAAACTCATTAGATACATTGGTAAATCCTAATTCAACGGATCCATTATCTAGTCCGTCGCACTCTGAACAGCATATAAATCTTAATGATGCTGTTGAAGCAATAGAAACAAAAATTGGAGCAAATGGCTCTAATGATTCAAATTCTATTCAATACAAGATTGCAGCAATACAAACAACTTTAACTGACATAGAAAACAGCACCTCAGTAGCAGAACTTTTGTTAGGTCTTGAAGGAAATAATGATTTAACAATAAGTGGAATAGAGAACAAAACAACAGTAGACAGTTTTGCTAAATCTCTATATTCAACAGTAAGATATACACTACAAATCAAAAAAGACAACTTGTTTGTTTCTGATCAACTAGATATAGTCAATGATGGAACAGACTTACATATGAATAGATATGAAATATCATCAAATACAAATAATTCTCTTTATACTGTGCAATTAGAAGAAAATGCAGGTATAATTAGTTTGAAAGTAACACCGACAAGTGGATCTATAACCGCTAGATATTATAGAACCGCCTTAAAGTTTTAAGGCGTAAGGGGAAACAAAAAAATGGCAACAGTAGATAAAAACTTTAGAATTAAGAATGGTTTAGTTGTTGAGGGATCAACAGCTACAGTAAATGGATCTAATATCCTTACTGAAAACTCACTAGAATTTATTCAAGATACCGTAGCGGCACAACTTGTAGACGGAACACATACAAACATTTCAGTAAGTTATAATGACACTACTGGAACAATTAGTTTAACTGGCGCAGTAACATACACAGACGAGCAAGCACAAGATGCCGTTGGTAACGCAGTCGGAACTGGACTTTCATACAACGATACAACAGGTGCAATATCTGTTGACACAGCCACAATTCAGGCTCGTGTCGCAGATGTATCTGACACTGAAATTGGATACCTTAATGGCGTAACATCTTCAATTCAGACACAATTAGACGATAAGTCAACTGCAAGCAAAACCGAAACATTAACAAATAA